ACCAGTTCGGTCTGCGCGGTGAAGTCCGATGCGATCACCGGCACCCCGCACGCCTGCGCCTCGATCAGCGGCACGCAGAACCCTTCGCCGGCACTCGGCGCCAGCAGAACGTCCATCGCCGTATACAGCGCCGCCATCATCGACGGCGGCAACCCGGTACGGTAGGCGTAGGGGTCGGTGTAGATCACCGCTGACGCCGGCAACCCGGCGGCCTTCACGATTTCGGGGATGTTCACCCCGCCGGCCAGACCGAACGATTCGGTGTGCACCAGCATCACCGCCGAAGGGTGCGACTTGCGGAACAGCTCGAATCCTTGGATCGCCTCGGAGAACCCTTTACGGTCGTTGGGGTCTTTGTTCATGCCGACCACGCCGACCACGAACGCATCGGCGGGCAACCCGTACAGCTCGCGGGCCCCGACTTCTTTGCCGCCGATGGCGACCGTGAACGTCGGCTTGTACGCCTTGGTGTCGACTGCGAGCGGGATGTAGCCGACACCGATACCGGCGGCGGCGAACTGGTCGCGCCCAAACTCGGACATCGCCAGGCATAGCGCCCCGGTGCGGCGGAACCAGTCGACCACCATCGGCGGCACCGGGTCGTGATCGACCGGCGCCCAGGCGGCGACGTTCCAATCCTTCAGTGCCGGGTTGACCATTGACCAGATGTCGATCAGCGGGATCAGCCACCCGGACGTCGGGTCGCCCTCGAACCAGTGGTTCACGTGTGAGGCGATGATGTCGTCACCGGAGGTGAAGTACCCGCCGAAGTAGATGCGGATCTTGTGCCCGCCCGGCGACACCCATGTGCCGATGCCGTTGGGTTGGCCCCAGGTGGCCGACACCGCAACCTCATGACCGTCGCCGGCCAGGCGGTCACACAGTAGGGCGCACTGCACCCCGTATCCGGTGGGCGACTGCGGGCTGTTCGAGTGAATGAGGATCTTCATGCCGGCCGCGTTTCGATGCGATCATCGGTGAAGATGATCACGAACTCGGAATTAAACGGGTCGGTGTGAATGCTGTCGATGCGCTCAGTTGCGATGAGCGCACGTAGCGACACATCCAACTCCGCGAGCGGTACACGGTGGCGGGCCATGAGGTTCCTTCCTGGCGGGGGATTGGGCATTGTGTGGCGGGTACTGCGTCACCGGTCGGCGCCAACAAGTGACGCCGACCGGAACGCTTCCCCCCGCCAGGGGGATCATCGGGTCCTAGACGTTCTGGATCAGGTTGTTGAGGTGACTGTTCTGCGTGTGGTTGCCACCGATGCGCCACTTGCCGCGGAACGCGGTCTGATCCTGCGCGAAGTACACCGAGGTGTCACGCTCGATCACCGGCGAGCCAACGGTACGGATCACGTACTCGCTGAAATCGCCGAAGGTGGCGAGCGTGGCGTTGGAACCAGCCGCAGCCATGTTGGGGTCGGTGTAGACCGGGTAGCCGAGGAACCGGTCAGGCTGCCCGGTAATGACACCCTGTGTCAGCGAAGGCTGCCACAGGAAGGCGCCGACTGTACCTCCGGCGCCGTCGCGGAGCTTGCGCACCGTGCCGACAACCGAGTCCTTCATCAGCCATGCGGCTCCGTGATCGCGGGCGCCGTCGTTGACCGAGTACACGGTGTCGATGAACTTCTCCACGGTCGGAGCGATGTTGCTGCCACCGGTGGTGATCGGCGCATTTGTGCCGGCACCGGTGAGCACCGACATACCCTTGGGCTCGGAGGAGCCGGTACCGACGATGAGGTCAGCGTCGATGACGCGGCCGAGTGCGTAGCCGATGTCACGGCCCAGCCATGAGCCGAGATCGAACGCCGCATCGGCGATCAGTTCGTTGGCGACGGCGGCGAGCTGCCCGTACTTGTACGTGCTCAGCGTCGTCTGTGCGAACGTCGGATCCGATTGGCCGAGGGCTACACCCTGCGCTGACACCTGCGTGCCGATGCTGTGGGTGAGCAACCGAGGCAGCTGGATGTTCTCACCGGTGGTGGTGCTGATCGTGGTAGCACCGACACGGAAGCCGGCGATGCTGGCCTCCAGGTACTCGAACAACGACCGGGCCATGTTGGTCGGCACGACGAGCGAACCGCTCGAAGCATCCCACGCCATCGCGCGGACTTCTTCGGCGGTGGCGCCACGGCGCAACGCTGCCCGCTCCGCCATTGCGGCGTTCAGGTCGATCTCAAGGTCACCCTTGGCGCCGTCACGCAGCCAGATGCGCAGAGCGTCACCCTCGCGCTTGTCGCGAGCGTCGACCCGTGCGGCACCGAACAGGGACAGGGACTGCTCGCGCAGTGTGGCAGCCTCCTGCTCGCGGGTCTCGCGTGCGACGAACTCGCGCACTTCGGCATCGAGTTCGTCAATGCGGGCGTCGAGGCGGGCGATCTTGGTCGTCTCCTCTTGGTTGCGCTCACGGCCGGCGGTGGCATCGAGTTCGGAGCGAAGCTCAGACACGACACGGGCACGGTCCTCATTCAGCGCGATTACGTGGGCACGAATGTCCATTTATTCACGTCCTTTCGGGAGGTGGTTGTTGTGGGTGCCGAAGGTGCCGGGTGCCCGTCAGGCTGCGCGGCTGCGTTGCGGCTGAACCCGCCGCCACGGTGGCGGCGGGAGAACTTGTCAGGGGCGGATGATCCGCCCGTAGGCGCCGGTGACCTGCGGCCGGTCGGCAACCTTGCGGTCGAGCCGGTCACGGTCAGCCCGGTCACGTTCGACGATCGCCGGGTCGATCTCGGGCGGTGTGTCGTCCTCGGCGGAGCGCAGGTCAGCGAAGTACAGGTAAGCCCGCTCGATCTGCGCTGGCGTCACGTCAACCGTGGTGATGGTGTCCATGAACTCTTCGAACGAACGCATCGATGCGGTTGTGAACGGGTTGGCGCCGATCGGGACTATCGATACTTCGCGCAGGTTCACTTCATGGATCTGGCGTTCGGTGTAATCGGGCGACCACTCATCACGCCCCTTGTTGACCGTGAAGCCGACCGACATCTGCGACATCTCGCCACGCTGCACCGCAGAGCGGGCAATGATCACGTCCGGTCGCACCGGGTCGAGTGATGCAACGGCGCGCAGGTTGGGGTCAGCGGACAGCTTGAGCGTGCCGGCGTTACGGCTCGCCATCGGCACGTCGCTGTGACGGTGGTTCACGTAGAGGAACACGTCATCGGCGGCCTTGCGGCTGTAGTCCTTGATCGCCTTGTTGAACGCACCGGCTCGGATTGTCTCGGTGAACGTACCGAAGGCGTCGTTCACTTCGTAGGGGCGATCGACGACCGAGGCGACACCCTCGAAGGTGAAGTCACCACCGGCGGTGGCGGCATCACGGAACTCCACCGACTCAAGATCGTAGGAACGGTGCTGGATACTCTGCGCCATGTCGGCGCGATCGGCAATGCTCATAACAGAACTCCTTGCATCGATGCCGGTGGCGGAGGCGGCGTGGGGTACTCGTCGATCACGTCGAGGTCTTCGAACTCGCGCATCTCGGCGGTGGTCATCACCGGCGGCATCCCGATGCCGGCGGCGGCGGTGTTGATCCGTGATGCGGCTTCGTATGCCGTCCACCGGGCCACCGAGTCAGCACGTAGTAGGGCGTCGACATTGAACTTCATGTAGCGCGGCATCGCCATCAGCGACGACAGCGCCTGCTCGATGCGGATGTACCACGGCATGAATGCCCGCCGGTTGGTGGCCACGCTGCGCTGCTCCATGTTGCCGTATTGGATCGACGACCCAGCGAGCGGAATACCCATCTCCACCGGATCGACCAGGAACACCTGCCCGCAGATCTCGGCCGCCGTCCACTGCCGCGTTTCGAGGAACTGCGCCTGCTCGGAGGTGACACCTGTTTGCCGCCAGGTGGCGCCTGATTCGAGCACGCCGGGCAGATCGCGGTTTCGTTTCCCGGTGCGCTGCCGACGCCACAGGTTCGCCATCGCGATCATCGTCTCGCCTTGCGCCTTGCCCGGCATCTCGATCACGCCGGGCATATTCAACGACGACTGGAACAAATCGGAACCGAAATGCACCGCCTCAAGCCCGAGGTGGATCGACAGGCGGGCGTACTCCAGCGGCGACACCCCGACAACGGCACCGGGCAACATCATCCCGGCGATGTGCAGAATCTCGCCGAAATACTCTCGGCCACCGATGCGGTACACCTTGCGGCCGTTCTCCATCGTCACCGACACAGCCGTCGGGTCGAGGGGAGTGATCTCCACGATGGTCGTGCCCGATCGGGTCACCATGCAG